TACAACTACTGCTGCCGTATACGGAGGTATTACAGACAATACTCCAAGATTAGATTATACGGATAGTTCGTGTCCTGCACTATTGTTAGAGCCACAAAGAACGAATGTTGTTCCAAATAGCGAGTATTTTGGTTCAGGATGGTCTTTATTAAGTGGTGGCTCATTTTCATTTAATCAAACTACAAGTCCAGAAGGTTTGCAAAACGCATCCTTGTTATCGGGTAATGGAGTTAATTCTAATGCTGCATATTTTGGCACGAGTGTAACAAGTGGAAGTTCTTATTCTTTTAGTTTGTTTGCAAAAGCAAACGGACAAAACCTTTTGCGAATGAGAGGATTTTCAGTATCAGCAGGGGGCGATGTTATATTTGACCTATCTGATGGTACGATTGATACTGCTCCAACTGATGATTTTAGTAATGCAAAAATTAAAGCAATAGGAGATGATGGTTGGTATCGCTGTAGCGTTATGGTTACTGCTGATGCTACTGATTCTAACGCATTATTTGGATTTGATTATAGCGATAGTTCAGCAAGTGGTGGATTGTTTTACATCTATGGAGCGCAACTTGAAGCAGGAAGCTACGCAACATCCTACATACCTACCTATGGGAGTAGTGTGAGTCGTGTGGTTGAAAATTGTCAAGCAACAGATGCTACTTTGATTGGTCAAACGGAAGGAACTATTTTTTGGGAAGGTCAAAGCATCGGTGATAATGATGCTCCGTATATTAGTCTTTACAACAATTCTAACAACAGAGTTCTTATCTATTATTCAAGCGGTAATGTCTCTGCTCAAGTAAGGGTAGCTGGTGTTGTTGAATTTCAATCTGCTTCGCAATCCGTTTCTGGAAAAATCAAAATGGCTTTAGGCTATAAGAATGGAAGTTATGCGTTTTATGTAAACGGACTACAAGTAACAACATCTTCAAATTCGTTTAGTGGATTTGTATCGCCTCAATTAGACAATATTGATTTAGGCTATTTCTCGCAAGATGGAGGTAGCAACAATCAATTACTCGTTTTTAAGACACGACTATCAAACGAAGAATTAGCAGCACTAACAACAATCTAATATGAAAACATTTAGAAAATACTCATTCGGCTCTAAAGGAGCAGCAACAACAAAAATCAACGCATTAGGTACAGAGACAACTCCCGAAGGAGATGTTGTACCTAACCACCCTCACGCCATTGTTCATCTTGGACACTTGGTAGAGACTGAAGGTACATACGATGAAGAAGGAAACGAACTCACCGCACCTGTACTATCTTCTACCTACCATATAGATGTTCTATGGGATGGTGAGCCTGTTGAGGCTTGGGATAGTGCTATGGTATGGTGTCCTCCTATGGGTATCCATACTTTCGGTTCATCTTCTGCTATTGCAGAATGGACAGAGGCTTGTAAAGCACTACATCCTGAATACTTTCCAGAGCCAAGCGAAGACGAGTTAGTGTAACTCTAAAATAATTTAAATGAAAAGACTTAAGACGGGAGTAGTCAATACTCTATCTTTCGTCAAGCTATCTACCTTTACGGTGAACAGCTTTGACGTTACATTGGATAAGGTGGTAGGAAATGGTAGTCTAACGATTACCAATCTTACTGACCTTAATAACCTTGACTCCTGTAAGGATTTCATTCAGATTAACATAGACCTTTTAAGCAATGATATAGAAGGTGGTGAGTACCATTTGTCTATAACTAACCAAGGTTCTACTTATACCTACCTTACGGAAGTGCAAGATTATACCACTACACAAACAGGTACAGGTATTTATGGCTCTACTGTAAGGTTTACCGACCTATAAATTGTAAATTAATACAATGGGACTACTATCTAATATATCAGAATTCTTTGCATCCGACACTTATGTGCAGGCTACAGAGCATTCTATCGCAACCAACGAGTTAGAAAACTCTATTGAGGACCTTAATGCACGTTACAAATTAGGACATACTTTAGTAGGTGACTACATCAAGTTTGGTGTGAATGATGACTTCCCAGTTATCTTGGAGAAGATGTTACGCCAGTCTCCTGTACATTCGGGTATCCTAACAAAGAAGGCAAAGATGGTGGTAGGTAACGACATCAGCTATACTGATGAGTTTCTAACTACTAATAAATCTAAAGCAGAACTAAAGGCTTTCATCAACCATTGTGGTGGTAACAATAAGGGATTGTACGAGGTACTAACCCACGCTGCATTCCAATACGAGCATAAAGGTGCATTAGCATTATATGTTAGATGGAACAAAGAGCGTACAAAGATACTTGAATTTAAGTCCGTAGACCCTAAGGGAGTGCGTGTAGGCGAACCAAATACTAAAGGTGAGGTAACACACTACATCGTAAGGAGAAGCTTCGGCTACGGGGCTAATTCTGTACAGCACAATGAGCCTCGTAAGATTAAGGCATTTAACAAGTTTGATAAGAGTGGTACTGAAGCATTGCTTTATGTAGCCAATCCTTATAGTGGTAACCCATACTATGGTGTACCTAACTACATCTCTGCATTCCATTACATTGAGTCTGACTTCAGCTTTGGTAAGCACATTAAGAACTCTGCCGAAAACGGCTTTACGCCCAAGGTATTAGCTACCTTCATTGGTAGAAATATGAGTGCAGAGCAGAAGCGTGATGAGTACAATAAGTTTAAGGAATCTTTCACTGGCCCATCTGCCGATAACTTTATTGTCTCTTGGGTAAAGAAAGAAGAAGACGCTCCTACATTCAAGCCTCTTGATGTTGCTAATTTAGATAAGACCATAGACGTACTATCAAAACTTAACGATGCTAAAATACTCACTGCCCACAACGTTACTTCTCCTACTCTATTTGGTGTTATGGTTAGTGGAAAACTGGGAGGTACTGGAAACGAATTGGTTACGGCTTACCAAATCTTTAGAGCGACTGAAACGCTACCTAACCGAGAAATTCTTTTAGATTCTGTGAATAGAATCTTCGCTACTATAGGATACGATGGTATGGATTTAGGTATTGTAGAGCAGCAAATTAACTTGGAAAGCATTAAAGGTGCTAACACTGAAGACGTATAATAATGGTTGACGTAATTTTCATAGACGATAACTACCTGTACCAAAACTTTCCTTTACCGAAGAGAATGGACAGAGGTGCTTTATTGGCTTTAATCCAATTAGAGCAGTTCACCTCAATACAAGACTTGTTAGGTACTTGCCTCTATGAAGACCTTGAAGCTAAAGTATTGGCTGAAACATTAGACGTTGCTGAACAAGGTTTGTTTAAGTTAGTCAAGTACACATTAGCTATGTACTCTGCGAAGGCTGCAATCAGTATATTAAGAACAGCCACTGCAACTACTAAAGCAGAAGAGCAGAAGCAAGACCAATACATTCTTGACACTATATCTACTACTGTTGATAGTAAACTATCTTACATCAACAAGCGTATCACTAACTATATCCTTGACAATGCGGCAATTAAAGCAATCGCTACTGCCGATGGTTGCGACAACGACTTATTTAACGAGGAGGATAGCTACCAAGGTAATGTCTTCTACCCTCAAGATGGTATTACAAACAAGACCTGCGAAGACGGAGGAGTAATCTACACACCATAATGGATACTACAGATTTGAAAGTTCTTTTAATCAATGCCTCTACTATGGCGTTATCATTCTCCAACTTGGAGAACGTACTCAAGATATTACTGCTTTTAGCATCCATAGGTTACACTGCACAGAAGTGGTACTTTATGAATAAGCAACAAAAAAAGGGATAGACTAACGCCTACCCCTTCTTATTACAAGTACCATTACAGGTACATTCTACTGGTGCATATTCGCACCACGTTACTTTACTTTGGTTCTTTTGTCTATGCTCCGCACTGCGAAGTACCCGCCTATTACTGTTACGCTTACCATCTCCCACAATCCAATCCATCTTTCGTTAACACTACTAATACCAAAGCCTTCAAAGAAGGTCATAAGCACCAGGAATATCATAACGGTTGCAAGGGTTAATGGTCTAACGTTCTTACTCAACCAAGAATCGGTAAGGCTATCGGCCTGCCAACGCTTGGTTATTTCCTCTTCTATGCTCTGACGCACAGCTTCTTTTTCTTCGGGTGTAGATACGAATCTATCTACCACATTGGCAACCGCTTCCACAGCTTCCTTCGCACCCCCTGTAAATAGTTTCGTTATTGGATTTCCCATAGTTAGCTACCGCAGTTTTCACACTCTGGATTATCAATGGAGCATTGAGCATTATCGTTCTTTTCGTCATTAGTCATTTCGTCTACGAAGTCAGCGAATGAGTCGCTTACATCAAAATCATTTTTCATAAAGGTTACTTATTAATTAAGAAGTTATATTCTTTTTGTACATCAAAGCTGGGACAAGCCTTGTTAGCAAATTCATTATGTCCGTGCAGCGTGGCTGTAGGGTACATTTCTAACAGTGCAGTTATTAGGTTTGTTAGCGCAGTATCTTGCTCTGGGGTCCTCGTATCTTTAGGAGTCTTTCCATCCTTTTCTACACCCCCGATATAACATACACCAATACTTTTACTGTTATATCCTTTTGTATGCGCTCCGCTGCGGTTTACAGGTCTGCCCTCGTGTATGGACCCGTCTAAGTAAATCACATAATGGTAACCGATATCAGACCATCCCCTATTTAAATGCCATTTTCGTATAGTTTCTACGCTAACATCTTGGCCCTCACGAGTAGCTGAACAATGCAATATAATCTTAGTAATTTGTCTAACTGACTTGATTAACTTCATAGGTATTTTAATTTACATTATTCATTGACTAACTTACGGTAAGATAGTTCAGCAATAAAAGCTGTATAGATGGCGTATAAGGGATTAACTCCAAGGTAAGCATACAAGAGTAGACTACACCAAAACGAGAGGCACAGAACGCAGTTAAATGGCTTAAAAGGCAATAGTCTTTCCATCACCCAACCATAAGGTTCAAATATAAACAAGAAAGAGAACATCAATCCTACAGAACTGACCAGTATCCAATCGTTATAAATCTCCATCATAATTTCTCACTTAAATAATCGTCTTTAATATACCGCTTTAACTTGGTAACGGCTTCACCATCCTCTATATAGGTGAGGTAACCTTTTATGTTGTGACCATAAACATCACTATGGTTTAGCGATACTATCTTATTGGTCATCGTTGAGTATATAATACTAATGATTAGATTTGCAGCAGACTTTCCTTTCTCGTAGTAGTGCAAGAACTTCTCACAGGTACGCATCACAGCAGCATCAATCAATGCTTGCTTGAGTTCGTTGTTACCATCAGTAACAAAGGCTGATGCAGCTATCTCCTTGCAACGCTGTAGTATAAAAATACCAAGCTCGTTGGTGATGCTCCCTTGTTTTACAGACAGAATAGCCTCTCGCTCAATCAGTGACTTGTCGTACCTCGGCATATTGGTCTTCTACTTTATTAAGTATAGTAATTATAATAGGCAGGTAATCAGACAACTCCTGTGTCTTTATGCCAAGCTCGTGTCCCAACCTAACCAATGTGACTGGCTCGTGGTTATATACCAATAGGTCAATGACTCTGTATATATCAAGAATGAGATTTGCTTCTCCATCCGTTAAATCTTCGTAGTATTCTTCAAACAACATATCAATAAGAAGAGCGCAGTCTATCACCCTTATCGGGGTCAAGTTCTGCAATTAGTTCTATGTACTCTGCTTCACGCTCATAGGCTTCAGCAACCTCTTCTTGTGTAGAGTCAGTACCTAAGTTTGCGAACAGTACTGCCATCTCGTGTAGATAAAGGTCAATTCTGTTCTTAATTAATTTACACGTTTGATAATTTCTTTGGTTAATCATAACACTTAATTTTTACTTTGAAAGAATCTTTCGGTAGGTCCTTGTCAATACGGATGTCAAGTCTCTTGTAATACTTGTTACCATCGTCTTTAACGATACCCATAGCAACGAGAGTATCCGAGAGAAATTTTGAAACAAGAATAACATTGTCAACATCGTGACGAGAATGATAGCGAATATGAACCTCATAGGTTTCACAAGTAAACGCATCATACTTCTCAAGTTCTTCTTTACAGAATTTAGAATATTCATCTTTTTGTTTTTTACGGATTGCCCAATGCTTACCAGCATAATACTGATTTAAGCTTGGTGGTTTAGGTAGGTCAAGGTCTATCTCAAGCATACTCGGTTAGGTCTATGGTTGCTTTGTACCCATATCTTGATACAAGTATTTCGTGTAGTGGAGGTATCCAACCTTGGGCGTTGTCATCCCCTGTAGCACCATTGCCAACCACCTTATAGTTAGCCATCTGTAGGTGCTGTAGGAACTGAACTCTATCAAACACAAAAGCGATATCCTTGTCACCCGTCTTCAGAATGTAGAAGTAGAAGTCAGCCTTAGACTTTAAGATTCCCGAGTCAGCATCTTTGGTAGTGCTTCTGAACTCAATGTAAAGATTAGGTTGTTCGGGCTTGCCTCTGCGGGCAGCCCACATATAAGCCTTAGAATCATACTTAACCTCAATGGTTACGGTCCTTCCGTTCTTAATACCCTTGACATCCCAATCGTAGAAGAGTTTCTTAGGAGCCTCCTCAACCTCATAACCTTTGTCTTTAAGGTATTTCATTACGAGGTCTTGGCCATAGTCCCCAGAGATACTTGCTCTTACGAATGTATTCTTACTCATCGTTTTTGTCTTAGGGCAACCTTCAGTAGTATCAAGTAACCGATTAAATCTTGGACTGTATCTTCAGTCTCGTCTGTAATACCACGCATCTTGATTCGCATAAGCTTATCATCAATGCGACAACATAGGTTATCAACTGCATCACCACCTGCAAAGATACCAGCAGGGTTAAGTGCTGAATCTCCATAGGCTTTATTCTTTAGCAGTAGCAAAGTAGTTACAGCCTCGGACTCTTGTAGTATTAAATCTTTTGTATCCATATTACTAATATACTGATTCATCTAATAAGTCAACCTCTACCTTATATACTTTTTTAACATTGTCCTTTTCAATCAATAACCTACCGCTTGATGGGTTAAAGAATATATATCCAAAGCCACCCTCAATACCTGTGTAATCAGAGATGTCAACCTTGAATATAACATCATTTATAGATAGACTTCCGTTAGGCATAACCTCCACCTTCTTGGCGGAGGGTACATTGAACCGAAGGAATGCCCTAATCAGTTCAGCGAATGCTTTTCTTCTATCAAGAATTAGGCTGTGGATAGGCGTACTGCTTTTCTCCTCTGCTGTCAAGTTCATAGTATCTGTTTTTCATTTTGTCATAATATAAAGTAACGGTCCCAAGCTTACCAACAATCTTTGGTTTAGCCTTGACCACTGTAATCTCTACTTGGTTAGGCTCGTAAGGTACACCATTGCCATCCTCTAATCCATAGGGGCAACGCCATACATTAACAACCATCATACCTTTACGGCTCCATTGCATACCACCTGCTATGTCATTCATCGTAGGCTTGTCAACATAGGGTACACCATTCTTGTACTTGGCTTGTTGGTGTTTAGTGTGTACTGTTACAATGGTGTGGTAGTTCTTTTCTGCTGAGTGCTTACGCACTTTAGTGAGTACCTGCCCAATAGCAATATCATCACGCACACCAGCGGAAACATCTGTTCTAATCTCAGTGAATGGGTCAACCATACAACCATCAATGGTGATGAAGTTATCTTCTTCAATAGTCTCCACTGCTGTGTAGAATCCCTCAATGCTGAGGTCTTGTAGACCGCTATCAATTAAGTAGAAGTGTGAGTTGATAAACTCAATAGCCTTCTCTGTTTCCTCATCTGTAGCAGTGAGATGGTCATTGATTAGAAACGGCTTACGCAGGTATACCCAAAGCAATTCTGCGAATACTTCTGTAGGTGAGCCTGTCTCGGGAGTATATACTGCCCACTTCCAACCACTGAACTCTGATAGGTTCATCATTAGTTCAAACCCGAACTGTGATTTACCTTGATGCGCCCCAGCATAGATGTATGTGGTGCTACCTTTCTTAACTGAATACTTGTCAAACAAGGAATCAAATCCTGTCCAAGCACCTTTCTTAACTCCTTCCTTGCGTAGTGTAGACAGTGAGTCTACTACGTCCTCTGCTTTGTAAATAATGTTTCTCATTGCTCTTGTTTTTTATTCTCCAAATTCTTTGTTGTAATCTTCCTCTTTATGTGAAAAGCTATTGCTTATTTCCTTACGATAGAACTCCTCTATGATATGGAAATCGTAAACGCTTTTACCTGTTGCTCCTACAAACGACATCATCTTTGCTATCATCTCTGGATTGCGATTGATGTGGTCAAGAGACTTGGCTCTTGTTACAAACTGAAAGGGTCTGTCCTTTGTACCTTGATACATATTGGTATATCCGTTACCTCGCTTCTTCTTCCAAGCAAGGCGTACACCAACGTCATAAATCATCTGTCCTTCGTCACTCATATTACATTTTTATTAATCGTAACCTTCTCTGATACTTACGGATAAGTAGTGCTGAGTTGGTTAGTTGGTTTTGTATGTCTTCACTCCAACCAAATCTACTGGCGTGTAGTGTTATGTTTACTTGGTCTATCATTAACATCTCCAAGTATTTCTGTATCTCTCTTATGTGTTTCCTCTTCCTCATCATTTTAGAATATCTTTAATTGCGTTCTTTAGGTGCTTAGGCATCTTCATTTCTTTTAGCATCCACTCTAAATAAGAAGTGGGTACTTCAGAAAGCTTCTTGCCTTTGTGCTTACCTATTTTCATTACGCCATCTGTTATTCTAAACGGAACCTGCTTTGGCTTCTCTGTAATCTCTGTATTATTATTGCCAGACATATGAGCGTGCATTAACTTTGTCCTTATAAAATTACTCATCCTTTCTCCATTTATAAATTAGGTAGCCGTTCCAAGCTAATACTATAAAACATCCTATGACATCCTCAAGTGTCATTCTGCATCTCCTATGTTATTGAGTGTACCACACTCACAGATATGTAACTGATTGATTCCTATCACGATTGGGATTTGCTTGTCGCATCCCCCACAAAAATAGTTTTGTCTCATCTCTCTTTGGTGTTAAAGGTTTCTACTACTGGAGCAAAACTTTGGGATACTTCACCCTTCACCCAAACTGAACCATTAAACTCTTGGTGCATTACTTTAGGTTTCCAAAACTGCCACCAGCGAGGTGAGGATTCAACAACAAATGTTGTTTCTAATCTGTTCCATCCGTTTAAGGATTCTGTTACTTCAAATTTTGTTTTCATTTCTCTTTTGTTTTAAAGGTTTCAAAATAAGGGCAAAGAAACATTCCCAGTTTTTTAGTACGCTTTTGGTAAGTTCTTTTGAACTCCTCTTTGGCGTTTTGGGTTTCTATGTAATGA